CCAGTGCCGCGCCCAGCCCCGCCGCCAAACCATGGCGAGCCCGTCCGCGCACCACCGCCGCCAGCACTCAAACCACCAAAGCCAGCACCACCGCCAGCGTCAAAACCACCACCGCCGCCAGCACCGCCGCCACCGCCAGAAGCGCCGATGTTACCGGCCCCGAGTTGACTTGCTAGATCGCCGCCAGCACCGCCGCCAGCCGGGGCTGGCTTACCCTCGATCTGCGCACGCAACCAAACCATTACATCGCGAATCTCGCGCTGATAACCGGTCTGTTCGCCCGTCATGCGAATTTCGTCACGGCGCTCCGCTACAGCACCGGCAAGCTGGCGACGGTCTTCGATGTTGGTGGAATATCCACCATGCATCTGACCGGCCCAACCAAGATCGGGATGAAACTGGAATTGCGGCTCTTCAGCGCCATCGTCGCCCATGAAACGCTGCGGCGTCGCTGCATCCGGACCACTCCCACGACGGCCTCGCCGTCGATACCACTCTTCGCGTTCCTGCGGTGTCACAGTGCGTGGCGGCGGTTGCCAATCCGGTGGCACTTGATTGTATCCCGGCCGATTTGGCGGCATCAAATTGGGAATGGTTACCGGCTCCTCGCTGCGCCCACGCAATTTCTTCCAAAACGCATCCCATGCATCACCGATGCTGCCTAGTGTTTTGTCGACCCATCCCAAAAGGTCCGCGAGAATTTGTTTTACCTTGAGACTGAATGGCTCCCAAATTCTGTTGACCGCATTTTCAAACATAATTGAGATGTTGTTGAAATGCGTTCTGATGCGAAACTCGGCTTCGTCCATCTCTCTTTGACGCTCGGGCGATGGCGTCCAAACTTTTCGCTCTATCCCATCTCTCTGTCGTTGCAGTTTTTCTGCTTCCTGTTTGTAAATGGAGTATTGCCACCCCATCCGATCAGTAATAGCGCGCGCCGTCGCTTCATCCTGTCTTCCTACCCATGGAATGATAACCCTTTGCCGAATTTCTTCTGGCGACATTCCCCGCTCAAGTCCACGTCGAGCTTGCTCGACTATTCTTTCGCCAGCCGGACCAAATTCTGCCAACCCTCGATAAAATTCTGATGCCGAACCTCGAACCAAAGTATGAAGCTGATTCGCGAATCGCTCCATTCGCGCGTGAGTTTGTTCCAGCGACTGATTAAGCTGTGTTCCGATCACCTCGCCCGAACGAATGAACGTATCGTTGACCTCGCCAAGTCGCATCCGCAAATTCACCGCGTCTTGCGATACGCGAGTAATCGACTCGCTCATCTTGTAAATTTCGCGGACGGCAAAACCAACGCCGACGACCACGCCAGTAATACTTACGCCCAATAACCCTATTGCCGATCCGGCGCTGGCCGCGCCACGCGCTATAGCGCCGATGCCTGTTTCCGCCGAGCGCAATGCAACGCCGAACTCGCCCATATGCTTGGTGGCGTCATCAAAATGTTTCCTAATTGACATACCAAGGGTGCGGTATTTTTCTTCAAGCGATTCGAGGCCATCACCGGTATCTCTCAGACCTCTTTGTGTTCGTTGTGATTGCTCCTGGTTTTGCTGATGAAAGTCCTGTGCTTTTTTGCGCACTTCATCGAAACCGCTGGCAAGCTTTTCCAGTCCTGCCGACGCATCGTCGACAAGCGATACGGTAATCGATGCTTTTTCGTCGGCCATCGGATCAGCCGTTTCTCAGCTTCTCTTGCCACTCTTCTTCAATACGGGCGGCCTCGCCAAGCTTGTCGGTCCACCTCAAATCCTTGTCGAGTTCCGACATCGTGCGAGACAAAAAAACTTTTGGATCAACGTGATAGAATTGCGCCAACCGGTAACAATTCAGAAGAACTATATCCACCGGTCGGGCATAAAAAAATGGAACAACAACAGCGCTCCATTTTGCCAATCGCGCGGGTCCATCGTGCGGATCGTCGGCATCGGAACAGTCGCCAGATGTGACATCATTTGCGACATGATCTGCGTGTCGTACACCGGCTTCGGATTTTGTTCGAAGATGCTCATGACTACTGGATTGCCGATGTTCATGATGTCGCCGCCAGTGGGCTCGCGAAAGATAAGCTCGTCGACCATGTCACCGTGCGCGTTGACTTTCTTGCGCAGCGGCAGATGCCCCTTGCCGTCTTTCCAGCCCATGAAGCGTAGCGGTTGTTCCTGCGGCGGTTCCGCTGGCGGTTTTGTTTCCGGCTGCGGTGGCGTCGCAACAGGCTGTGCCGCCTGCGGCTGCGGTGCTGGCACGGCCTGTGCAGCGCCGCCGTTGCCCTGCGGCGGTTGCGTCGTTTCGGCCGCCTTGTTGAGCGGCGAGTCAATATTCAAGGTTCGCGCGTCCATAGTTGCGCCCTCCGTTCATATCTGAAGGTGGAAATGCCGATCAGGGCAGGATTTCTGTACACGACGTGCCCTCGAACCTAGCCCGGAATTGACCTTCACGGGCATTGATTTCAAAGGCTGCACGACACGTCGCTTCCTTCAGCGACCACATCGTGCCGTTGGCAAGATCGGCAGTCACGTTGCTGTTGGTAATTCCAGCAAGCACAGTGAGCGACAACCCCTCGATAGTCGAGAAGTCGCCTTCGATGTACGGGACGCGGGGGAGTTCGCTATAGCCGTGGACGTACCTAATCTTCACAGCGAGGCGCTAATTCGCTGCCGCTCTTTTCGAGCCGCTGCATATTCCTATGCAGAGGAGACTATATCATCACCCTTGCGGGTGTCGGGCGCTTCGGACCGCTTGGTCCTACTCCCTTTCGGGATAGTCGTTGCGCGTTCTGTCTTGCGACAGCTTCGCTCAGGATTAACCGTTCTGGTCTTTCCCTGAGTTCACCCGATTGTTCGATGCCGATTGCTCGGCAAAGGGACTCAAATAGAATCCTGTCCGGCTATCATCGCGCGTTCGAATGGCGATGGCGAGACCGTGAGATTGCCTCGCAGCGGGTATTGATTGTTGTCAATCTTCAGCGTTGCTACGCCAGCGATGCGTTGTGCCATGACATTTCCTTTCTCCGCGAGCTTCGCTCACGGTGCTACGCATCAAAGTTAAGTTAAGGGGGAAATACGCCGCGCATTTGCGCGCGGCGGTAGATCACCGTGATCAGGCTCCAGCCTGACCAAGCGGATTCGTGTCGCCGATGATCGCCGAGTCAATTCCACGATTGTACTGCAAGCGGAATTGATTTAGCACGGCGAAGATACGCAACTGATTTATCAAGTCTGGCGGGAAGAGCACATTCAGCCTATTCGGATCGTTCGAGTCGCGCTCGACGATCAAGTTGTCCGCGAAGGCTTGCGAGTTCTCGACCAGACCGTTGAACTCGTCAATCGCGTACTGATTGATCAGCAACGCCTTGACGATCTTCGGCGTAACGATGGCTTGTCCCGCGCCGAACCTTGTACCGTCGTCCGCCAGCTTCATGCGCGGTAGATTCGTCGTGACCATGTAACGCTGATTGCGAATGAGTGCAGCCAACGTCGCAAGCGTGGTCACCAATTCGAACGCATCATCTCCGTAGCCATAGCTATTGAGTTGATACGTCGTCGTTTCACGGGCGATCATCGGCACGTTGTCGGTGAGCGTCCGTTGCGTCGCCAGCCCGCTATTTGACATCGTATTGAGTTCAAGCAGATTGAAACGCTGATGGAACGGCGCGGGCATGATGCCTTCCAAGTGCAGCGTTTGTAGTGGCCTCGCCGGATCATTGACCAGCGCGCGAGCGGCTTTTGCCGTGTACGCCGCACACCATTCATAGACCGGAGAAAGCGCTGTCGATTCGTAAGCCATCACCGACAGGATGCGACCGTTGCGCGTGAGACCCCACGTGATCAAGTCGCTGTAGGTGCCACGCAGGGCACCGAAGAGATGGCCGTAGAGTTGACGCATCCACATGATCTTCGTGACGAGTCGCTACTTCATCACCGCTTCTTGCGAAGCCGCTGCATATTCCTATGCAGAAGAGACTATATCATCACCCTCATTGAGGGGTCGGGCGCTTCGGATCGCTTGATCCTACGAGCTTTCGCTCTAGTCGTTGCACCTTCCGCATCGCTGCGGCTTGGCTCAGGATTGCCCGATCTGGACTTCCCCTGAATTCACCCGATGATCGATGCTAATTGCTCAGCAAAGGGGCTGATTCGCGTTTACCCCATCTACCTGTGTCGGAAAAATCCCATTCTCCTTCCCACGCAAGCAGCGTGTTCGAGTCGGTGTACGGCAGGCTCACGTACTCGTATTCCGTCTCACCGAGATTGGCGATTGTGGCCGACCAATTGGGCACACCGACACCACCGAGCAAAGTGTAACCGGAATAGATCAACGTCAGCCCGAGCGGCAAAACGTCACCGCCGATCTTGCCGTAGTACGAGTCCATCATTGTGATGTCGTTGCCGGTTATGCCGAACCATTTCGCCGTCAACGTGACCACAGCGCCGGTTGCCGTCGCAGTGACCGGCAAATCTGGCGTTTCATTGATGTCCTGAGCGACCGATTGCGCGACGGAATTGACCGTCGCGGTCGAGTAGATGTTGATCTGGACGTTGGTCCCCGCGATGTAGAGACTGATCGTCCCGGCTTCTGTCGCGGCACTGCCAATCGTGATCGTACCGCTCGCAGCCGAACCGCCAGGAGGCTCGCTCACACCAACTCCCCAGACCTCGTTGGCGAAGTTGTTCCGGAAGAAAGCTTTGAAAGAATTTGCAAGCTCACTTCCTTGTCCGAAAAGCTGGTCCGCATCCATTTGCCGACCAATGATGATAGGGACTCCTGGAGGCGCTATTCCTGCGGCACCGGGAGTGGTGACCGCTCCTCCGGACATCATCGTGCCGACGAGCAACGAGCGCATGTGACTGCGCGGGAAGCCCGCCATCGAGCCGTCGATTTCGACCCAATATCTTTTTGTTCACGACGGTTCGCTAATCCGTCGCCGCCTTTCGACCGCTGCATATTCCTATGCAGAACAGACTATATCATGCACTCATTGAGTGCTCGGGCGCTTCGAGCCGCTTGGCCCTACTCTCTTGCGAGATAGTCGTTACACGTTCCGCCTTGCGGCGGCTTCGCTCGGTATTAGCCGTTCTGGCCGTCCACCGAATTCACCCGATTGTTCGATGCCGATTGCTCGGCAAAGCGCCTAGCTGTCAAGCGGCTGTCTCCAGTTTGCGGGGATGTCATTAAAAGAAATCGGCATGCGATTTCCTCCATTTTAAGCTAGGTCTTCAATTAGTGAGACAAACCTAGCGTTGATGTCACAGCCCCCGTCATGGCAGGCTGTGCAAGCCGGACCAGCGTTAGGAACGCTAGTCCGCGCTCTAACCAGCGAAGCCTTCCGACTTCGACGGAATCCGCTTAGCGGCTGGCGCGGCTGGGATTTCTTTTTGCGGCGGCGTTGGTGGCGTGAGCGAGATGTCGCCGTCCATCAAACGTCGCTGGGTAAACTGGTCGTCGGGCCAATCCGCTTCGCCGCTCTGGTCAAAACGGTATCCGCCCTTCGGATGATAAATGTACTTCCGGACGTTCTCTTTCAGCGCATAGACTTTCATGGTCTGATCTCCATCAAGTGAGTGTTGGCGTAGCGAAGATTGGCGAGCCGATAACGTAATCGGACTGAGCGGGTATTTGGTTCACGCCAATCCATGGCGGCACGACTGGCGCAACCGGCTCGACGGGGAGCAAATCCTCGCCTGTCGTCAAGTCATAGACGACAGTGAACGCATCGCCCGAACCAGGATCGTATGGCCACGGATACGCGACCGTGATGTGCAAGAGATCGAGATGATCGGTAATCAGCGGCGGGAAGTCGGTACGATGCCGAATCGTCAGGTCCATTTCCAATTCGGCAACAGGCGTTTCTTGTTGTACGTGACGCGGGCCAAAATTAAAGCGGCGACGCCCGCGTGTTACGGCCTCGATCCTGATATCTTCACCGTTGTTCCAATCGCCGCTCGCCGGAAAATTTGCCCACTTTGGATTCTCCAGCAAGCGCAGAATTGTCCAGAAAGCAGTGTCTAGATTTTGCTGTGCAGCGTCGTTGTCGTTGTTTTGCACGATGATCGAAAACCCGAGCTTAACGTCGTGAACAAATCGCGGCTCGGTGTGATTGGCGTCGCCATCCGGCGACATCGTTTCTTCTATCAAGTAGCAACCGATATAAGGAATGTCCTGCTTTTGGATCGGGCCTTTCATTTGGTTGCGCGAGAACAGCGCAACAGATTGAAACGTCGGCACCTGTTTCAATCGATCAAGGATGCCGTCGCGGATGATGTAGCTCGGAGAAGTGACATCAACGTTGAGCATAAGGCCACTGTGGAGGCCATTGTGAAGGCCACGGTGGAGCAGTTGTCCGCTGCGGCTGCGAAATTGTGCGAGCAACGGTCAATAACGGCAGAGCAAAATCCGGTGATCCGAGATCATATGTGGGAACCTGAAAGAGATAGCCGACGCCCTTACCCTGAGCAAAATCTTTCAGCGTCAAAGTCACTTCGCCGCCCGCATTGCTGACCGGACTCACGTCTGAGATTTCGAAAAAACCACCCTCGACTTCGTCCGCGTAAGGGATCAGCACAAGATCGCGTTGCATCGGAACAACTGGAAACTCGGTGACCAAAATATCCAGTTCGATGTTGCCGTCAGCGAACGCCATGTTGTCGTACACGTCGACATAGAATTGGTTGTGATCGAAAATTCCGCGCGCTGAATACGACGTGACACCGGGTTGACTGGCAACCGGATAAACCACCACCGGCCGCGAAAACATATCGAAGAGCGGCGAGTAAAGTTGACTCGCAAAATCGACGCCCATGTGTGCGGCCTATCAAACTGTAAGCGCTGGCGATGCCTGCTGAGTCGTGCCAAAGCCGTTGAACGCTTTTACCTGGAATGCAATGTGGTGCGTGGTGTCGGCGGCAACCGTCGTATAGGTCAGAGCCGTCGCACCGGCAATCGGCACACCGTCTCTGAGCCACGCGTAGCTGAGCGTCGGCGTCGGAGCGGCACATGCCCCAGGATTGCCGGTCAAGACTTGGCCCACACCGGGCGATCCAGTGATCGAGGGATGGGTCGTAAAGCACGGCTGTCCGCCTTGGCCCTGCAAAGCTCCCGAGATGTATGGCATAGCATCCTCCTTCACCAAGCTTGATTCCACCAATCGATGAAATGGTGGTAGAAAACTTTCTCCGTCATGCTCGCGATTTGCGGACCCGTCACGCGGCGTGGTCGTGGTCGATTTCGGTGTGTCATCGTTGGATGAAAGCGGCGTGTCGAAGGATCACGATGCCGACCACCAGCCGCCTCATAAGATTCCGCACGCGTGCGCCCGTCGTCCACGCAAACAGACACAAGATGATCGGCTCGCCGCTGCATCAAGTCGGCAATCGCGTTGAACTCGGTCATGTCGAATTCAAGGTTCACAGCCACCACCGCATGTAGCGATTGAGTACAGTTTGCACTGCCATCCATGTCGCTGGCGAACCAGCCGATCCCAATGTTTGCAGCGTCGGTGTGTGGAACATGATGCGCGCTTGTTTGTGCGCCAACATACGCACGCCTGAGAGCAAGATACCGCGCGTGAGAATGAAGTAGCCTTCGCGGACAAGCGCGATGCACGCGTACTGCAAATCATGCGGCGCTGCACTCGGTAACTCGTAGCCGCCGCTGTAGATGGCGTGCAGATTGCCCATCCAAACATTTTCAGGCGGTTTGTAAATCGTGCCGGTGGCTTCTTCGAGCACCCAACTTGGATCGAGCAAAAGATCGTTGCCGCTATCGTCAGTGAACGACGCG